CAACCCAACTCGTCGCCGATCCAGGCGGCAATGTCCTCTGCGTTCGACGTGTCCATCACCACGCGATGAATCGGGTTCCGTGCGTGAATGGTCAGGACCGCGTTCTTGATCTCGTCCGGGTGAAGCGAGGTGCCGTCCCGCGGCGGAACCAGCGTGACGCCCTGGTCGAGCAGCCGGTATTCCGGATCGCGGCACCACAACGGCTGAATCCCGGTCGTGTCGTGCTTCCAGCCAACGTCAATGCCGACATCGACGGGCGCCTTCGCGGGGATCTCGTCGTCAACCTGGGCGCCGAACCACTCCGCCTCGGCGATCGCGGCGTTCCCCTCACGCGCCGGCAGATTGCAAGTGAACCGCTTCCAGTGGTTGAGCCGCCATGAGGGCTTCGCCCGCTTCTTCGCCAACGACTCGACCGTCTTCCACGAAGCCGGGTTCGCCTGCGCGACAAGCTCCATGTCCTCCGGGTCGCCGTCTTCGGGGATCGCCCACTCATGGAGAACGACGCCGGACGCGGCGGCTCGCAGAAAGCACTCGTCGCGCTCGAAGTCGGTCGCCGCCTGCCGGATCCGTTCGCGCAGTTCCTCGAACTGGCTTCCGGGCTCGCCGGCCGTCGCGACGACGAGCAACTGCCCGCCGGACTTGTCCAGCTTGCCGGCCCAGGTCTCGTAGAGATCCATCGCGACGAGCCGATGTAGCTCCTCGAGGATTGCCAAGTCGGGGTCGACCCCGTCACCCGTGGCCGCATCGGAAGCGAAGATCTTCGCTGCGCCCCGCGACTCCTGATGGACGATCTGCCGATAGCCGGGGTGCAGCCTGAAAGCATCCTCGAGCCCGTTCCGGGTGACGAAGCCCGACGCGATTCGATAGGTCAGATCGACCGCTTGGTCACGCGCCGAAGCCGCGACCGGAACCCACGATTCGGACTTGTGCTCGATCGTGTAGAGGACGACGAGCGCGATAAAAGTCGTCTTCCCGTTGCCCTCGGGCACCAAGAGCCAGAGCTCAGCGAAGGTCGGCGTTCCGTCCGGCTCGCGAGCGAACAAGTCTTTGAGGAACGCCGCTTGGTAATCCTCGAGCTCGAACCGCCTTCCATCCTTGAGCTTGAACCGCTGCGACCAACGGCGGAAGTGACGGACCGTGAACGGGCGCCCGGAGACTCGAGCGGCCGAACTTGCTGGCTGTGCGGCGGACGACCCATGCCACTTGCCGGGTGGACTGCACTCGAAGCAGTAGAGACGCCGGCCGCCAAGTTCGTCAGCTTCGGAGCCGCACCCGAGACAAGCTGCCTCAGTCGTCGCGCTCATCGCCTCTCTCCAGACACTCGCGAATAGGTTCGGCCGGGTGGTTCGAGCGCGAAAGCGGGTCGACCCCGTCCCCCCTCTAAGCTCACGCTGCTCACGTTGATTGTTGTCTGGGCTGTCACCGCTGAGCACCTGGGGCTAGGTGTTGCTCAGCGTGGTGTTTGCAGTAAACGACCAGTCGACCGCGTCGTCCCTGCGTGACCACGGTGAGGTTTGTGATGTTGGAGCAGCCGGGTTCGTGACACCACGGCTCAGCGTTCAGCGCCTCTACCTTGTCAGCGGGCATGGTGGCGAGTGGGTAGGAGCGGAACATCAGCCCTCCTTCACCACAACCGGTTCGCACACTGGCCGGCGCTCGGTTCCTAGACGCTTGACGCACCATGCGATTAGGGCGGGCTGAGCCCAGCCCCACAGCCGATCAGGGATGGCAACCACGCCCACGTATCGCGCCATCCGGTAGAGGTCCCTTGCCTGGAGCCATGCTGCAAGGTCGGTATCGGAAGGTTGTGAACTCCCTCTGGTATGGCAGTGCCAATCACCTATGAGATCGGCTCTGATCCCATCGGCTGCGAGCTGCGTTTGCGCCGGTGTGATCGCCGATGAGTCGAGGCTTACCGTGTTGGAGCGAAGGGCGCCGCGTCTGCCTTCGGCAGTGGTGGTTGCGTATGCGTGTCGCAAATCATCCATGCGGCCAAGTAGGAATCCGCCGACCTCGTATCCGCCACGGCTGAGCAGCCCGTTCGTTTCCGCTAACTCCATGGCGATCCCGTCTCGAGCCGAAAGCGAAAGCGTGAGCTCAAACGGAAACTGCGGGGCGTCGATAAGATCCGGAATCTCCCGGCCCGAGTCGCGATCACGCCGAACAAATTGAGACCGGGAAACCGGAGCCGATCGGGATATGGAATGAGTTGAGCGGCTGGGTTGCTGAATCCCGAATAGATCTCGAATCAGCGGGTCGCGCATTTGCTCATAGGTGAGGACCCAGCGCGATCGACGGGCTACAACTCGGTGCGTTCCCCACTCGTCGGTAACGGTTCCACTTTTGACTGCGGTATACGCGCCCGGATCGATGTAGCTCATGATTCCCCCGAGTGCCGCGGCGCCTCGACTGCCGCCCGGCGATGAATGGAACCGGCGGTGCGCCGCGCAGCCTCGGGGGTTTCCGGCGGAGACACGAGTTCCGCCGGGTTCGGGTAGAGCCAGGCGGCGAGCTCGAGCGAGTCGACGCGGATCGCGGCCCGTCCGTTGCCGAGTCGAACGCCGCCTGGGATGACGCCGGCTTTGACCTTGCGATACACGGTGCTCTGCCCCTGATCGAGCAGGGCCGCAACCTCGTCGATTCTCAAAAGGCGCCGTTGTAGATCAATCGTCGTCATCTTCATCTCTGGTTTTCGGCTAGCACGATTTGTTGCTCCCGCCATCCGGCAAAATCGTTAGAACGGTGCTCGGTGACACTCTTGGGCGGTCGTTTGGAGCTCCACGGCGTTGACGCCGAGGCCCTCGTCCAGTCGATCGTTCAGCGCACCGGCCTCAACCTCAGACCGCACCAGCGAGACGATCTCGTCGCGTTCCTCCTCGGCGAGTGCTGGCGGCTTAGCGTCCGTTACCGCCCAGGGACAGGAAAAACAAACAGCTTCGCCGGCTGGGCGACAACGAATCTTCGACTCCGTGTGGTCGATTGGCAGAGGCTCGAGTTCGGCAGAAGCAGATACCAATTCCACGACCGCGCTATCGAACGGCCGCGGCCGCAGTTCGTCTCGCTCGACGATGAGCGCGGAGATCGACTGGTCGATGGTCTCTCCTCGGGGGCAGGCGATCCTGCGGCTGATTGTTCAGCCGATCTCGCAGGGGTTCTCGGAGCGGGAGATCGCCAGAGAGTTACGGATTACGAGGTCCTGGGTCTTAGACCGCCTCGACGAGCTGCGTGACGAGCTCGAACGACTAGGTAGCTAGTCGTCCCCGAACTCGAGCGCCGCAACGGCGCCCCGAATGCGGTCTGCCTCTCGGCCGCACTTCTCGATCAGGCTCCATTCCGAGAGCGGCTGCGAGTCGAGCAGATAAAACCGCTGCCCACTGCGCGCCTCTTCGTCAGTTCGATAATCGCCGAAGTGAAGGATCGGCCGGACGCCGCGTATCCACTGCCGAACGTCGCGTGGCAAGTATGACGGGTAGACATGCACCGGATCTCCTGCGGTGTCTTGGTGCTCGCCGTGTGTGCCAAGCCAGACCTTAAGAACGTTCCCGTCCTCGTCGTGACCTTCGAGCGGCGTCAGTAGGTAGAGCGGCGAGACGTCGAGCGCCACGGCGAGCGCGAAGACATCGTCGACGAGTACGCCGGCGAGCTTGCCGGTCTCGAGCTTGTGAATCTTCGTCTGACTCCAGCGGGGAATGTCGAGCTCCCGGAGCCGGTCGGCGAGTTCCTGCTGTGACCAGCCCTTGCGGTCGCGCCACTTTCGGACCTGCGGACCGACGTAGCTCGATGGCGTGATGTTCCGAATAGGCATTAGGCTGCGATGCTAACAGAGCATTAGACGTAGCTCAAGTTGGCATGAACAATTGCCGCTATGGCACAAGCAGGAACGAGCCTCCCGGACCTGCTCTCGATAAGCGAGCTCGCGGATTACCTCGGCGTTCCGGTGAGCACGATCCACTACTGGCGGGGAAAGGAGCAAGGCCCGCCCGCGCTCAAGGTGGGTCGCCGGCTGCGCTTTCGGACGGTGGACGTCGCGCGGTGGCTCTCAGAAAAGCGAGAGGCCGGCTTCCCGGCCTCAGAGCCTCTCGCCGACGAGAACGTCGATGGAAAGCCTACCGTCGCCGCTTGACGCCACTTCCCGGCGTAAGGACATCCTTTGCGCCGTCGCTGATCTCGTCGCGACAGCGATTGTCCTTCGACAGGAGCTTGACGAGGGCTACTTCGACCGCGCTCGGCAGCTCGCCGACCAAATAGCGAATGCCGCGCATGCGCTCGGCGACCAGCTCGCGCTGGACGTGCGTCAGCGGCGCGCCGAGGCGTGTGGCTTCGTTCACGTTTCCGTGCTCATCGAGGCCGAGCTCGATCGGCTTCGGAGAACCGCGTGAGCGATCTCTCGGACGCTGCGGTCGCTCTCGCCCGGAGCGGTTTCCGGGTGCATCCGCTTCGAGAGTGCTCGAAGGTGCCACGGCTAGACAAGTGGCCGTCGATGGCATCTTCGGATCCGAAGCTCGTGGGCGGCTGGTGGTCGCACTGGCCCGACGCCAATGTTGGGATCGCCTGCGGCGGCGGTCTCGCTGTTCTCGACGTCGATCCGCGGTCTGGAGGCTTTGACAGCCTTCGAGCGCTAGAGGGCAAGCACGGCCAGCTTCCAGCGACTCGCGAGGTTGCGACTGGAGCCGGCGGGCGTCACCTGTATTTCATCGTTCCAACCGCGACGGCGAGCGTCGACGGGCTCGCGCCCGGGCTCGAACTGAAGGCCGAGGGAAAGCAGGTAGTGGCGCCGCCATCGATTCACCCCGACACCGGGGAGGCCTACCGTTGGCTTGAGCCGCATGGGGAGCTGCTGCCGGCACCGGAATGGCTGTTAGGCCTTACGGCGAACGGCTCTCGCGGGTCCGCTGCACCGATCGCAGAGCGGATTCCGGAAGGACAGCGTTACCCCGCGTTGCGCTCGCTCGCCGGAACGATGCGCCGCCGCGGAATGGGCGGTGCGGAAATCCTCGCGGCACTCCGCGAGACGAACCGGCTGCGCTGTAACCCGCCGCTGGGCGAGGACGAGATCGCTGCGCTCGCGGTCGACATCGCGGAACGTTACGAGCCCGCCGCTCCACCGCAGCCATCACGGGACAGCGGCACTGCGACGCGCGGCCGCGTTCGACTGACCGTGATCGGTGACGTCGAGATGCGCCGGCTCGAGTGGATCGAGGACAACCTGATCGCCCGGGCGATGCTGACGGGTCTAGTCGCCCCAGGTGGAACCGCGAAAGGCCTCTACGGCGTCCACCTTGCAGCCAAGCTCGCACTACGGCACGAGCGAACGCTCTTTCTTTGCTCCGAGGACGCGCTCAACTACATCGTGCGGCCGAGATTCGAAGCGTCCGGGTGTGACGGCCGCCTCGCCCACGCGCTCGACGTCGAGACAAGAACAGGTCCGCGCAACCTGCGGTTCCCGTCCGACCTTCCGCTATTACGTGAAGCCCTCGCGCTCGTGCAACCGACGCTCGTGATCATCGACCCGATCGCGAGCTACCTCAATCCCGGGCTCGACATGGCCAAGAACAACGAGGTCCGCGAGGTCCTGCAACCGCTGATCGCCCTCGCCGAAGAGACCGGGATCGGGATGATGCCCGTCTACCACTCCGGCAAGGACCCGAGCAAAGGCGCGTTGGGTTCGGTCGCATTCGAGGATGCCTGCCGGTTCGTCGTGACGGCCGCGAAGGACGACGAGGATCCCGACCTTCGCCACGTCGAGCTGACGAAGTCTGTCGCCGGCCGGACCGGCTACGGGCGCAAGCTGCGGATCGTCGAAGTGCCGCTCGAGATCCAGGGCGAGACAGTGAAGGTGGCGAAGCTCGTCGACGAAGGACGCTCGAATAAGTCGGTGCGCGAGCTCCTGACATCGAGAAAGACGCCAGGGCCGGACCCTACGCAGCGGGAGCAGGCCAAGATCGTGCTGTCGGAGATCCTCATCGCGGCGGCCGGCGAATCCGTCAACGCCGACGAGACGAAACAGCGCGTAATCGAAGAGACAGGCGTCTCTGCCTCGACGGCGTTTCGTGCGTTCACCGAGCTCAAGGACGCGGGACTGGCGGGTGCGTCGCCGACGCGGGACGAGTACGGCGCGATTGTCGATTGGCGCTGGTTCGCAAAGCCGGGGCTCCTGGTCGGACGTGGCGATGGCTAGATGTCACGGCGCTCTCGAGAAGACCCTTAGCCTCGCGCGCGCGGGGGGGTGCAACATCTTGACATCTAGTGGTTTTTTGGCTTTAGGCCGCAAGATTTCAAGTTCTGCATATACGGGGCGTGACATCTAGTGAGAAAGGCCCCGTGTGACGCCTGAGCGGCTCCTGACTAGTCGCGAGCTCGGCGAACTGCTCGGCCTATCGACAGGAACCGTCTTGGATCGTTTCGAGCGTGGCGACCTTCCCGGCTTTCGTATTGGTGGCAAGGTTGGATCGCCGGTGCGGTTCCGCTGGTCGGAGGTCGATGCTTGGCTTGAGCAGGGTCGGTTCGGCCCGGCCCCTTCACAACAGCCGGAAAAGGTCCTATGATCGGCCCATGCCTGATGATGGCAGGCAGCTTTCGAGCGACGTGCAAACATGCGCGCGGCCCCCGGGCCGGCGCCATCATCGCCGCGCTCGGGGGCCATCGCGCTGAAAGGAGGCCAGCAATGGCCGAAGGCGCATCCCTCAAGATCGGCGATCTCGAATACGGGGCGATCGAACTCGACTCGGTCGCCGCAGAGATCGCGATCGACGTTCATGATCGCGCTGCGGAAGCGGCGGCGCTGACGATCGGTTGGCTGCGCGACGATGGACGCGCACTCAACGAGATGCAAGAGATCCGCCTCATCGCCACGGTAATCCGCTGCTTCGACGGAACCGAGCGCGGCATCCACGAAACGCTCGCGCGTAGCGCTGCGTCTGAGCGAATCGTCCGGCTCGTCGAGGACGGCGATGATGCCTAGCTCCCGCGAACAGCAACGCCAGGAGCTCGCAGCTGAATTGGGGCGTTTTATCGCCGCGACGACGGCCGCGCTCGACCAATTCGAGGCCGCACTCCTCGAGGCTCTGCGTCGAAAGGACAAAGACGATGCCTAGCGTCCAGCGCGGCCAGACCGTCAAGCAGGGCGGCGGCTGGGGCGTCCGCTGGTACGACGAGAACGGCAAGCGACGTCGGCAGGCAGGCTTTGAAACCAAGTCGGCCGCCCGCGCGTTCGTCGACTCGAAGGTGAAGGGAGTCGCTGCGCTTCGGCGCGGCGACCCCTCCGCCCTCCGCCGCCAATCACTGCCGACGCTCGGCGAGCTCGTCGACGAATACGTGGGCCAGCACTCAGCGGAGGCGAACACGATCCGCACCCTCAAAGCGCGTCTGCGCTACGCGACCGAAGGGCCGAAGCTCGACGGCCAGGGCGGCTGGAAAGATCTACGAATCGACCGGCTTACCGTCACGGAGATTGGCGCCTGGCGCCGACATCTTCCCGAACGCTCCGCGTGGGCGATCCACAAGGCTTTGCGCCAGGTCCTCCACTACGCGGTCCGGGCGAAGCTGCTGGATGAGAACGTCGCTTGCTTGTTGCCGAACCCGGAGCCGAAGCGGCGCGAGGTTCCCGCGTTTGAGTCGATCGACGAACTTGAGGCCGTCGGCGCCGAGCTCTCCCCCACGTTTCAGCCGCTGCCGGTGTTCGTCGGGCTGACGGGCTTGCGACCGGAGGAGTGGCTGGCGCTGGAACGCGGCGACGTCGATCGAACCGCTGACGTTGTCCACGTCCGCCGCGTCTACACGGACGGGCAGGTGAAGCTGTACGGCAAGCAGACGCGATCGCTGAGGACCGTCCCTCTGCCGCTGAGAGCCGCCCAGGCGCTCGACGAACTACCTCCGCGACTCGATACCCGTCTGCTGTTCCCCGGCGGGCGCGGCGGACATCTGAACCTGCACGAGTGGCGCGCCGACGAGTGGACGCCAGCCGTCCGCGCCGCAGGTCTCGCGCATCGTTCTCCCTACGCGCTCAGGCACACCTACGCGACGTTCGGGATCGCCGCCGGCGTCTCGCTGTTCGAGCTCGCGCGGTTCATGGGAACGAGCGTCGAGCAGATCGACAAGACCTACGGCCACTTGCTGCCGGACGCGCTCGATCGAACGCGGGCATCGCTGGATAGATTCGTGTCTACTGCGTCTGGCGCGGTTGAGGCTCTGTAGACCACGCGCGCAGCTTGTCGCGGAAGCGCGACGCCTTTTCCAATGCGCTCCGCGTGGTCGAACTCAAGTGCCCCCTTTCCGGGGGAAGCTTCAGCCTGAGGCGCAACGGAGCGTCGAGGCGATCGTGCATGAATAGGCCGTCGATCTCATCGCCGTCTTCTGCAACGCTGATTGTCTCGGTGTACCGACCGCCGACGAGAGAGCCCACGTAGTCGAGGCGTGTTGTCGAAGGCGGATCGAACCGAACCAGTAACGCCGCGTCGTCCTCGTCGATCATCACGAATGAGATCGCTTCATCGGCACCAGTCGGATGCGTGAGCGTCGGCATGAACTCCGCGCGGCCGATGGCATGGGTAACGGTGTTGAACAGAGTCTCCGGGACCGCCTTGTCGGGCTCGGCGTGTTCGCGCCACTCGTTCTGAAAGTGGTACGCAAGGTCTTCCCACCATGCGGCGATCGTGCTCACCCCTTACCGTTTGGGCCACAATTGGGCCACGGCGTCGAGCGGATTCGAGTCGGGGCGCCCGGATTTGAACCGGGGACCTCTAGTCCCCCAGGCTTCTCAGCGGCGTGGCGGTCGGTCCGGGACGGTGGCGAGAAGTGGCTTAGCTACGCGCAATTCTGCCGATGCGGAAGGATTGTGCCGCCTCCCTCCATGGCCGGGTTCCTCACCGTTTGGGCCACTAGTGGGCCACGACGGAACCGCGGAAATCAACGGTCACCCCCGTCCGCTGAGTTCGCTGCACAGGCGATCGCGGTTGCGCCGAATCTCCTGCGCACGCTCCTTCAATAGTTGCAAGTAGATGCTTTCGATTCCTGTCGGCCGCGAGAGCCGCCGAATGTTCGTCCCCAAGAACTGCCCAGTAACGAAGTTGAGTCGGTTCTCGTCGAAGTTGCGGGCCGGAAGCGCGGAAACCCGCTGGGCGAGGTCCTCCGGAACGATGTCCGGTAGTACCCGAGCGGCGAGGTCGGCGCGCGCCTCGGCCGCACCGCAGGTCGGCGCCGACAAAACGACGCTGATGGCAGCAAGCCTGAGCTCGGCGTTCGCTCGTTCATCGGCGGCCTCGCTCGCGGCATGTATCTGCCATGCCGTGCCGATGAGACCCGCAACGATTGCCAAGACTGCGGCGGCCGCCAAGACACGGTTTGCGGTCACCGAACGATCGTAAGAGCATCCTCGGATGATTCCCAGCCGAGATCGGAGGACCGAATGACTGGCTTCACGTTCAAGCTCGAACTCGCGGACGGGACGCCAGCCGACCCGCCGACGCTCAAAGCAGACTGTGCCTGACTGGCGGGCAGGCAACACGATCCAGCCTGGGGCCGGGCGGGATGCTCCGTGTTGTCGGGACACGGGTGGAGGAAGGTGCAGATGGGGAACCGGTTTCCGTGCTCGTGGTCGAAGAGACGTGGCCTAAGCGGCCACTAGCGCCCTTAGCCGCGCTCGCCACGACGGGGGCGCAGCTCCCCTAGTCCGGGCGGCTGAAGCCCTCCGTGTGAATCACGATGCGCTCCGGAAGCGTCTCCTCGTCGAGCCAGGCGTCGACCGCGGCCTTCCCTTGTGTCCGGATCGCACGAGTAGCCTCCTCTGCAACTGAGCTGACGTTCGCAGCAGTACGGGATAGTTCGACTCGGACAATGACCCGCTTGCCGTCTCGCTCGAGATCCCATGCCCAGCCGACTGCCGCGTCGGCGCCGCCACTCGGCTCGTAGTTGCGCGGACCTCCGACGATCCTCCACTTCGCCATAACCGGAGGGTAACCGGGGTTGCATGGCGTAGAGTCGGCACGCTCCTAACGAAAGGATCACCGTGTCGACCTGGCTTTGGATCGTCATCATCGTCATTGTTGTGTTGGCCGTCCTTTACTTTGCCCGGGGACGCTTATCTAGGTAGCCGCGCCCCGTCTAGCTTCGTTTCGCTAGCCGTTTCGCCGGACTCTCCTAAGCGGGCCAGGCGCGGCCGGTACGACGCGCTCGACGATGCCCCTCACTCCCGACTCGCCGATTGATCCATCCTGGCCACTCGAGCTTCAAGAGCTTCGAGCCGCGATCTGGTCGGCAGTCAACTGGCTACTGCCCATCCGCCTGCAACCTGCCGCGGAGGGTGAAGCCGACTACCTGGCGTTGAAGCACCAGTTGCTCCCCCGTGTCCCTGTCGCCGGCGATTGGGCCGAAGCTCCGAGGCAGTGGGTACCCGTAGATCGTGTGTCTTGGGGAGCCGATGGACGCGTCTTGGTTCGCCTCCACGAAGTGACGGTAGATGCGAGTTACCTCGACGAGTTGGAGCAAGCTGGGTGGGAGACCTTCCCGCGACGCGACGCGGACGATTGGCTCACACGCCTCACGGCCGACTAGGTAGAAGCCCACGTCGCCCACAACTTGAGCGAGGGCCGCCTGAGCCACTTGGCGACGCCCTTGAGCCGCCATAGGCTTTTGCTGGGCCGGTGGCGCTACTAGCGGAAACTGCGTTCGGTTCGCTGCCGGCCCCTCTTCAGGCCATACGGTACGCGGCGCGATGCCGCGGGCTCGCCGTTCTGTCAGCAACACCCAGGCCGATCGGGCCGGAGAGACCTACCGGGCGTTCCACGCGGCGACCCCCGGGGAGCGCCGCCGCCTCATCTCCAGGTTCCTCAGGGCCCTCGTCGTCATCCGTAACTACCGAGCACTGCACGCGTACCCGTTGCGGAAAGTGACGATGGGCGTTCGCCAGATGATCGAAACCGAGCTCGGGCCCGACCCGCCGCGGCCCGGGCAGCGGTTCAAGCGCATGGACCGGATCCTCCCGAAGCTAGTTCGGTTCCCGCACATGAGGCTCTCGCAGATGGAGGACATTGGAGGCTGCCGCGCAGTCTTCGAGACGCTCGACGATCTCTACACGGTCGCAGGACGAATCCGGCATCGCTGGGGCGCACGGATCCGCATGACCGACCACATCCGCGAGCCAAAACAGGACGGCTATCGAGCCCTCCACATCATCGAGCGCCGAGACGGGCGGCTGATCGAAGTTCAGCTCCGAACCGAGCGGCAGCACGAGTGGGCGAGCGCCGTGGAAGCCGCGGCGGCCGCTACGGGCTTTAACCTCAAGGACGGTGACGGACCAGACGATCTACGCAGGTACTTCGCGATGGCAGCGGAACGTCTCGCCACGGAGGATCAAGGAGAGGGTCCCGATCCCGCGATCGAAGAGGAGTTCACTAGGCTCCGCGAGGACGTTCGCCACTACTTCCGTCGGCGCTAACTGACCGATGCCCATCAACCACTTCCTCATCATCTACAACCTGCTCGAGGAGGAGCTCGTCCGCTTTGAGCCCTTCGGCACGGACGTCGAGCGTGCCACCGAGGCCTACTCGGAGGCTGAGCGCGATTACCGTGACCAAGGCGACTACGAGATCGTCTTAGTTGGTGCTGACTCGCCAGAGACGCTCAGGATCACGCACTCGCGGTACTTCAAGAGGGGCGAAACGGTTCCGTTCTAGCGCCGCCGGGCGACGATAAGTGTCAAGCCCGGGCGCCGAAAGGCCGACCGCGCCATGGTTCCGCGGAAGCGCTCGGCGCCTCAACCTATGAACCCTTCGCCGACTCGGGTCGATCGGCCGCATCAACTGTCTCAGTAATCTCTTCGGGCCGAGTGACGAAGGCCTGCCATTCCGTGTACTCGGAGTACCGACCGACGCACGTGAGAATTGACCGGGCGATGGCACCTGCCTTTCCAGGCTTTTCTTCGACGTCGAGCCAAGCGCCAAGGAGTTGCACCCCCGAGATGAGACAATGACCCCGCGATTCCGCGTATTCGATCATCTGCTCCGGGAACACCAGTTGGGTGCGCTTCGCGAGTGGGACATCCCGCCATCCATTCACGACGAGAATTCCCTTCGGCTTTTGGTCGTGTTGGAGGTAGTACTCGTTAACCCACTTCTCGAGCTGTGCGGCGTCCTTTTCACCAGCGCTTTTTGCGACACCCTTGATCTCAAGTACTGCGGGCTGCTCGCCGTAGTGCGCGATCCGGTCAGTTCGCCCCGGCCGCCCCTCCTCGATGTCAAAGCCGAGTGCCACAAAAGCTTCCTCGACCAGCGCCTCAAGTGCGGGTCCTGTGCCGGTGAATAGGGTCTTGCGCTGCTCGAGGAGTGCGAGCGCACGCGCAGCGGCATCGAGCTTCTTTTGCGCCCTCGTGACGCTCTCGCTCGCGGCCCGCGCCTTTGCCGCAGCCGCGTCCTCCGCCGGCAGCAGGAAGCCGGCAGCCCACTCTGGCTGCTCGAAGTCGCCGCTCGTCACTCGCAGTGCGCGAACTAGGTCAAATAGCGAGTCGAGAAAGGCAACGTCCTCCGGATGGGGCTGCTGCTCCTTTTCTTCCTCGTCTTCACCATCGTGATCGTCCTCTTCTTGCTCTGGGTAGAGCAGGTCCTGCGGCAGAACGATCACAACGCCCTTATCTACACGAGCGATCGAGCCAGCGATGGCATCTGTGTCCCGGATCACAATCGTCGTCTCACCAAATGGCCGAGTGAGAACTGCCGCCGTCTGGAAGCGGTCGTTGTTCGCCCGCCAGAAGGTTGCGAATGGTTCGCCGGCACGGACCTCTAGGTCACGTGTCTTGGCAGCCTGGCTTTGGATCCGAAACGGCAGCACGGACAAGAGCTGTACTTCTCGAACAATGCGGGTGACTTGGCGATTCCGGCCGGTTCCCGAGTACTCACGCTCGCCCGTATTGATGTACCAGCTGTCCGGCGCTGGCAGGAAGAGAACGACGGTCCCGCCGAGTTCGAGCAGAGTGTTGAGCTCCCGATTCCGCCGCGCGACATCACCCACTATCCGAACGGACTGATCGTCGTTGAGGCTCTCTCTGCCCATGTATGTGTCGCGGCTGTACGAGGCATAGCTTCGATAGAAACCGGCGAGGTCCAGTAGAACGACGTCGAGCCCGAGTAGCGTCTCGTTCGAAGCGAACGTCATGTCGCGCACGCGTGGATCTTTGAACGTGTAACCGATCGACGCCGCGCGTACTTCACGCCCCTTTGCCATCCTCGGGGCTGCAAGTTACCGACTTCTTCCGCAGTGATCTCAAGCTGCCCGCCACCCTCGAGACAGTGAGCGTAGAGCCGCCTCACGCAACGCTCGAGCCCGGATCGTCGTCCACTGCGGCGCCGCCCCACGGGCTGCTTTGGTTCTTTCGGCGGATCGACCTCGCCGGCCTGCCCCAATGTTTTTCGCGAAAACCTTTTTGCGAACCGCCGTACCGAACTGGCGGCCAGGCGACACGATTCCGGTTCGCCGGGGCTGGACTCTGCGCGTTATCGCGACACGGCTGGACAAGGAGGAGCCGGTGCTTGTAGTCGAAGCAGCCTAGGAAACCTCAGTCCCCGAAGTCGACCTCCTGCGCACGTCGCTTCCGCTCCGGCAGCATTTCCTCACGCCACTCCTCATCGGTCGGGCAAAACCCGAATGCTTGCTCGCAGATCTCCCGAGGCGTCTCATCCTGTAGCACCGCCAGCGTTCTCAGCGCTTCCGCGAACAGCGCCCACGCGGAATCATGAAGCGCCTTCTTTGGCCGCGCCCGACCACTGAGAAAGAGCATCGAGGCGCCATACAAGGCACCTTGGGCGAGCTCAATGGCGTCCTGCGCGTCCTCTTCCATCGCGCCCGGATACTAGGACGCATCCTCCAAGAGCCGCTAGTTCCACTTACGGAGGCGCGACTTGACCTCGCCCGCGACCTCGTCGCTCGCAACCCGGATAGCCGGACGCAGGAACGACTGCGCCGGCGCGTACACCGTTCCGTACTCCACGTGACCGGCATATGGGGCGCCGGCGACAACCGCCCACTCATCGTCTCCGCGCTCCTCGAGGACGATTGAGTCACGGAGCTCGCCGGTGACGACCGGAGCCCGCCTCTTCGCCTCCTCAGCGGCCCTCTCAGCGGCTGCCTCCACCCCCTGCCCGACTGCCTGGTGAACATCCGCCGCGAACGCAGCCAGGCGAAGCGTCTGGCGCCAACTGCTCAAAAGGCCCAAGTCAGACCGCCGCCTCAATGAGAAGTTCAGCAGCGCGCGCCGCTTTCAGCCGCCATTCACGGCGCCCCAGCACTTGCTCGATCGGAAGCCCTGTCTCCGCGAACTTGTGCCTGCGGCTGAGGCTGCGGAGCATCTTCACGAGCTCCGCGACGGACACACGCTGAACCCCGTCGCCATGAGCACGCGCGAATCGGAGCCCGCGTCGGCCGAAAGCGTCAAGCACGTTGTCGCCATCGACGGCATAAGCGTGAACGGGGAGACCGCCGTCGAAGTTGACCTCTATCGGCAGACCCGTGGCCTCGTGAAGAGCGATCGCGAGACCCCAGCAGTTCAGGCTCCCATAGAAAGCAGTGGCGCTCGGCGGAAGCGGCGACAAGGAATAGAACGGATCGGACGCCGCATGCTTCCGCGCCTGCGCCAGCATCGCGACGGGAACGAGATCGACGTCGCCCTTGGCTACTGCGACCGCCATCAAGCCACCTGCGGCGGATCGGGAACCCGGAATGTCTCTCGCGAAAACCTGACTGCCGGACCGTCAGCGCCGCGACTCGCGTTGCAACTGCGGCAAAGAACCCGGATCTCGCCTCCCGATGCGCCGCCGGCAGCTTGCGGAGTGACGTGGTCGGCGGTCAGGTCCCGGCTCGGATGCGGTGGGCGTTTCCAACCCGGACAAACCCAGCCGTACTCGGCGACGTGAGCCGCGATAAGGTCCTGCCGGCGTCGCCGCTCGCCGGACGGCCGAGGACGTCGCCGCGCCTTGTCGCGTTCATGCCTGCGCCGACACTCGGCGCAACGACGGTCGGACGCCGGAACGTGCTTCGCCTTGCAACCGGGGCAGAGGACGAGTCTCATCACACGAATACGAAGCTCGCTTCGCCGGTCGAGAGCTCGAGCGCCGCCGAGGTATGAACCATCGCCGCGGCGGTTAGGCGGTCGATGACGCGAACGTGTTGCTTGAGCGCATCTGTTCGCGATTGCGAAGGGCGGTCGAACCGAAGGTCCCCATAGGTCGCCGGCCGCGCAATCGCGTTAAGGACATGGCGGGTCAAGTCACGGTCGCCAGTGTGTTTCAGCCAGCCTTGGCGCAGAGCCTCCGTGAACTTCTCGTAGTCCTCGCAGGCAAACGCATTCGACTGCCCGCGGTCGATGAGATCGCAACCCAACTCGTCGCCGATCCAGGCGGCAATGTCCTCCGCGTTCGACGTGTCCATCACCACGCGATGAACCGGGTTCCGTGCATGAATGGTCAGGACCGCGTTCTTGATCTCGTCCGGGTGAAGCGAAGTGCCGTCCCGCGGCGGAACCAGCGTGACGCCCTGGTCGAGCAACCGGTATTCCACGTCGCGAACCCAGAGCGGCTGAATCCCGGTCGTGTCGTGCTTCCAGCCAACGTCGATGCCGACATCGACGGGTGCCTTTACGGGGATCTCATCGTCAACCTGAGCGCCGAACCATTCCGCCTCGGCGATCGCGGCGTTCCCCTCACGCGCCGGCAGATTGCACGTGAACCGCTTCCAGTGGTTGAGCCGCCACGAAGGCTTCGCCCGCTTCTTCGCCAACGACTCGACCGTCTTCCACGAAGCCGGGTTCGCCTTCGCGACAAGCTCGAGGTCCTCCGGGTCGCCGTCTTCGGGGATCGCCCACTCGTGGAGAACGACGCCGGCCGCGGCGGCTCGCAGAAAGCACTCGTCGCGCTCGAAGTCGGCCGCCGCCTGCCGGATCCGTTCGCGCAGTTCCTCGAACTGGCTTCCGGGCTCGCCGGCCGTCGCGACGACGAGCAACTGCCCGCCGGACTTGTCCAGCTTGCCGGCCCAGGTCTCATAGAGATCCATCGCGACGAGTCGATGTAGCTCCTCGAGGATTGCCAAGTCGGGGTCGACCCCGTCACCCGTGGCCGCATCCGACGCGAAGATTTTTGCTGCGCCTCTCGACTCCCGATGAACGATCTGCCGATAGCCCGGATGCAGCCTGAAAGCATCCTCGAGCCCGTTCCGGGTGACGAAGCCCGACGCGATCCGATAGGTCAAGTCGACCGCTTGGTCACGCGCCGAAGCCGCGACCGGAACCCACGATTCGGACTTGTGCTCGATCGTGTAGAGGACGACGAGCGCGATAAAAGTCGTCTT